CAAGAAACTTAGCTCCCTTAGCGGCGTTCTTGCTTAGTACAATAAGTCCTTGTTCTTTTACAAGAAGATGACCATTGGATGCAGTTGGGGCAGAGCCATCAAATGTAACAAGTACATTGTTATCTTGGACATCAATAACTACATAATCAGTGTCGGCGTGGAAATCGGAAAAAAATGCTCCAGTACCAGTAGTAGGTGCAGAAAGATTTTCTGGAGTGCCGTTCGGGTTTACGTTCCCGATGTATAGATTGGAGGTGCGTGAGTTCATTATCTGGATTGGTTGGAGACGTATGTATTAAATCGTTTTTTGACCGTGTTGTTGTTCATGATTTGATCTGTTTTATCTAGCTCATTTGCTAGGTAATTTTGAGCGACTTGCTCTTCGGCCAAAGCTTTGTCATGCTGCCCATCCATTCTCAGGAAGTCTGCGTAAACACTGTGGGCAACATAGTAAAAAAATTCTAAAGGAATCTCTTGTGTGCTTTTATCACCATCAAGATCCCATGTACTAGGAATGTCAGTTAGCTCTTTCTTGTAAGTAACAAACGCAGAGTCTGCATCTGCTGTTGTTAGGTTAAGAATGTTTGCACCATCTGACTGTACAAAAAAATCAAACTCTAATGCAGAGTTTCTGACAAACGGTTGAGTTCTGTGAATGCGTATAAACTCAGCAATGTCGTTCTTGCTTGTTTGCGTAAATGCAATTACAGAACTAGCCACTGTTCTCTCTTCACCAACAACCAAATATCTAGGCCACATTGGTGTAGCCTGATACGCTTCATACATTCTGCGTTTAGCAAAATTAAGAAGCTGAGTCTTTTCGTTAGTAGTAAACGAAGTTACCCCGGCTAGTGCCGATATTAAGTCATACAAATCTCTGTTGTACTTATCTTGCATTAAGCATTGTGGGGGCTGAGATGCGGGAACTTCTTATTAAAATATTTTATAAACTCTTTGCTGTTCACGGTTTCATGTCCGTATTTCTGAACTAGCCTAAAGTAGTCTCTTGCTGGCATATTAGCCACGCATTTACCAAGAACCGGATGGGTTTTGCCTACGTTAGTCTTGGCCTCTTTTGCGGCCTGAACTTCACGCTCTTCTTCTTTCGCTCTTTCCATTTTGAAACCCGTTTGGATTTCCTTCATGAAAGCCCGATTAACTTCGCCGTCGTCGTATCTTGGTATTTTTGTAATTATTTCCATATGAAAAAAGGGGAGGCAGGTATTAGCCTAACCTCCCCCATATTAGAGATATTGAAGCAAACTAGGCAACTTCTTCGATCTTGCCGTGAGCCTGTGGGTGGTAAACACCGAGGGTCAAAGCGCAATCAACGTAGCCACGCTCACCACCACCCTGATTCGGGAGGCGAGTAGATCCCATTGGAATAAGCTCATGAATACCGTAGTATTCAGGATTGATGAGGTACGCAGTGTCCTTGTTAGTCGTATCGGGCATACAATCAGGATTGCCATTGACAATCGAAATCATGCCGTGATCGGACTGATAGAACTCAACACTAAGCTTGATCTGAGCTGAGTCACCGTTGTAATTAACGGTACGAACGCTGTCTGCATCGGTTCCGCTTACGCCAGCAGTGCGAGCGAAGTCAGAAATAATGCGACGAACAGCCGTGTCAGCAATCATCGTTAGGTTGTTGCTTGTTCCAGTTTTGCGGAAGATAGAGGTGATGAGGTTATTCAACACAGTTTCCGTAAAGGCACCTTCAGCGGCAGCGTGAATGCTGTCAGTAGGAGTGCGGAATGCAGCAGGTACAGGATTGCTTGCTTGAGCATCGGAGCTGATCCAAGAACCAAGACCACGCAAAGCGTAAGCCGTGTCCGTACCGTTTTCAACGGCGAGATCTTGAGTACCACAAAGGGTTTTTTCAATATCACGCTTTATTTCACGGATAGACTTAGCTTCAGCTTGTGCAACCTTAGCAGGCCCAACGCTTTCAACAGCTTCCTGAAGATCGGAAACTTGGTAATAGCGACGGAACTTTTGGATGTAGTTTCCAAGACGTGCGCGACCCGAAAATACGTCAGCGTTAGCGTCAAAAGTAACGTCAGCGCCTTCGCGGATGCCAGTCGATGAAGGAGCAGACAATGCGTCTACCGTCCATTCAACGAATGTTGCGGATGCTTTCTGCTTGGAAGCAGAGGATAAAACTGGAGTTTCTTCAGGAGCAAGAATAGTCAAGACATCAGTCAAGTCTTCTCTGTTGGAAACACCAGAACCGGGACCCGGAGGGGTCGAATCATATGTATTTGAGAATGCCATTTTAGCGATTGTTTAATTGTAAGGTTCTTAAAGTGATGAAATCATCTTTTCGTCCTGAAGATTTAAATCGGTTATGATGGTTTTTTAGGGCCTTAGCTATTGGCCTATCAGTTTTTTCAGACATTGCAGAAGCTGGAGTTGATCCAGTAGATGGGCTAAGCTTAACCGACCTTTTGGCGGATGGGCTTTGCTTTACTGGTTTCCGTCCATATATACTATTTACCGCATGAGACATGAAGTAGGGTATTTGAGAATATAAATCAGGAGCCGTATCCTCTAACTGCTTTAGTCTTGGATCGTTCATAATTGCAACGAACTGATTCTTCAATTCATTTTCCTTCTCGTCCCTTAGCCATTCAAGTTCCTCTACTGCCTTGTTTCCAAGTTGCTGACGCAATGTTTTAGAATTTTCCAAATTTTGCAACTTTCGTAGCTGGTCTGGAATGTATGTATCACGCGACTTTCGGGCACTCTGAAGAGCTCTACGCACTTCAGTCTTAGTCATCGGGCGACCTTCAACTGTAGTTATTTCGTCGTCAGCAGAATATTCGTCGGACTCAAATAGCAAATCCTCTGCCCAGCTAATGACATCGTTTACCTCGTTCGATTTACTTTGGAGGTCGTCGATATTAGATATGCTGGATAGCGGATTGTCCTTCACTTCAGGCTCCTTGATTTGCAACTGCATAGTTTGCAGCTCCTCCTCAACAGCCTTACGCTTAGCGGTAAGTTCGCTTATTCTTGACTGCGCGCCAGGAATGAGTTTCTGACGCAAAGCGTCTTTCTGCTCATCCGACAAACTGTCTAAATCAAACTGTGAAAGAACATCATCCTCGGATGCTTGCTCTGGAATTTCTTCCTCACTAGCTTCCTCGGCCAATTCTTGAGACTCTGGTTCAGGCTGATGCCCTAGCAAAGACTCACTACGACTCTGAACGAAGTCAGACGCAGATATGTTTTGTTTGTCCACTGATTCTGGTTCAGCCTCAGCGATGGCTGTGTTGATTTCATCGTCCATAAATGTTTCCACTATTTTCGCCTAGCGAGAGCGTGGAAAAATTTTATCACAAACTATAAAAAATCTTTGTGTCTTTTTTGTAATTCTTCCGCTCCAACCATTTGCAATATTTGGTCGTAGCTAAGTATTCTACCGGACAACTGTTGAAGCTTGTCAGTGCTTGCCTCATGCAAGTCGGATATACATTCCTCTCTGAGGGCACTAATAACTTTTATGAAACGAGCAAAGTGCTCGTAGTTATGCAAAACTTTTATATCGTCTTCTAAGTTCACTGCTGCATATTCTGGGTTTGAACCCCACCCATCTGGGCAGGTGCTGTACCAATTCTACCTATTTGAGCGTTTTCAGCTTGCTGCATAGAGAACTGATACTGCCCCATATACTTTTGCAGACGCTGCGAGAAAGAAGGATCAGTTTGCATACGTTGGGCAATATCTGGCTGCTGCAAGTATTCTTGAATAATTTGCATAGCCGCTTGAGCTCCATTAGGACGTGCTGGCATTTCGATGCCTGCATAAATTTTAGATAAGTCATCTGTAATATCTTTAAGCATTTGCTGCTGTGCAGCTTCTACTGGTTGAAGAACACTGTCAGCCAATACCGGGTCAACGCTACCAGCAATTAGTGTTACTAAATTATCCACGTTTATTCTTCCGTTCCGGTCCAACTGAAGCAAAGAAATCATGGAGTTGAGTTTGTTCTCCTGCTTTTCTGGGTCAGTGTTCTGAACATCATAGGAAATTGTTATGTCAAAGCTTTCATCAGGATTGCCCTTGTTGAACATCTGAGGATCTGGAACACCAGTAACTTGGAAGAAAACACTATCTGGACCAAAACGCTGAAAGCATTTGTAGCACATTGCTATCACATGGGAACAATGTGTTAAAAATTTATCTACCAAGAACTGCTGTCTAATCTGACTAACTGGACCCTCTTTATCCAGACCTACAAGCCTATCGGCCTGAGCCTCTTGGGTTTTCTCCATTTCAATGGAGCCTTGGTTGTATTGGGGAATAGGACCAAACTCAAAGTCTCCCTTGCGACGATAAGGAATCATCCGTCCCGGACCCCAATCTGTAGGAGCTTGTCCCACTGGGTGCATAATCGGAGGAATGGTCGCTAAACTATTTCGGTCAATTCGGCTGTCACGCTCTACCTTAATCTGATTCTGTATGCCACGCAAAAGATCAGGAATCGTTGTTGTGTCGTACAACCTTTTGCTGTCCTCGGAAAGTTTTGTTACTACTACTGGGTAGTCTTCGTACCCATTCAGCAGCTCAAACTTAGCATATCCGGGAACATTCTCATCTCCATCAAATTCCTTGTGGAAAACCGTACAATAAATTCCTTCAGATCCATCTTCTTTGTCTATCAACCTTTGGTATCCGTAAACAATTTCAATGAGCTCTTCGGCTTCGTATGCGTTATCGGTTAGGCTTATTGATCTCCTACCTTCCTGCTCTCGCTCAATAGAATCTATATTAACCCCACGGTATTTTTCAATAACGTGTTCTACAAAATTTTCATCCCAACCATCAGTAATCACTTTATTCTGCAATTCCTGTGCTGTGTAGTATGTTTTCCAAAAACAATATGGAGCCCGTTGTGGATCGGTAACATATGGAGGAAAAATAAAGTCTCCGTCTGGAGCCAACGTCTTTACCTCTGGGGCATCCACCTGCCTTCTGACTATGGGTAGTTCAGCTACACCCAGTTCCCTCAAGTCATTTAAAGCTTTGCTAGCCCTACTTTCGGAAACACCCTCAAAGCTAGCCTGCAACATTCGGATCACTTGTGCATCTTCGCTTTCAGAGACAATCATTTCACCAATCTCTGGATTGATTGCAGATATTTGCTCCAAACTAAGGCTTTGTAAAAAGGTTCGGTCTTCTCTGTGCCAACCAACATAAGTAATAAGCAATCCTCGCTCTAACAAATAGTTGGCCCCCAGCTCCATCTCCTGCTTGAAGCGAGGAATGTAACCGCTCTTTACCATCCACTTCAAGAAGTTGGTCACCACTTTACTCCTAGCAACATCACTAACCTCTACAGGAAATGCCTGTATATTGGCCCTGCCCATTGCAGACAAAAACAAAGAAACCAAACGGGTGATGCGTTCATCAATGACATGGCTCTCCATGTCTGATGCACCTTCCCAAGGAAATGCGTCAGCACCATGCTTGCGAAGATCCCGGCTTTTGCCCGGCCACCAGTTACGGCGGTCGTCATAGCTGCTTCTGCATAAATCAAAATAAGCTTCTAGCTCCGTGACCGACTGGTCATAGGCATACCTTAGCGAATTGATGTCTGGGTCGTCACTAACGTAAGTTAGAGACTGGGAAATAGAACTACTTTGCATTCAGCTTGTTTTTTACGTTGTACAAAACCCGATAAAAATATTGGTCGTTTACACCTATCTTATCACATAAATCACTGGTTTTGATCGGGTAAAGCTCTTCATGTTTAGCTATTCTGCAAAACATTTCCCAAGCGACTAAGCGATCAACCTGTTGGGAAATCCAACGATTGTTTAAAGTAATGTCATTTGACGTATCTAAATGACGTTCCGACATTATCCTTAATCGCTTCAATCTTTATTGTTTTTTTAGACATTCTATTCCTAAGATTTTTAGGAACAAGAACAGGAACATTTAGTTTCATCTCAGAAATGTAAGCATAAACATATCTAGGATTTGGAGCCATCCTAGTAACCCTGCCAAGATAGTGCTTTGGAACAACCTCTGGAACATCTAAGGCTTTTTCTAGTATTTCCTGACCGTCCTCGTTTATCCAAAGACTCCTACCGGATCTTCCGGTCATCATAGATTCGGCCAGCTTGGACTTAGCAAGAGCTATTAGCTCGTCAACATCTACATCAAAATCACTAGCCAACTTTCCTATTCTAACCTTAGCCATCAATATCCTCCTTTTGTTTTAGTAAATGCAGCAAAGCTTTTGTTCTCTATATGATTTGGCCCCTCTCCTCCATTCGCCATTCGCAAATAACGAATTAAGTCAAAAAAGTCTTTTAAGGCTTCGTCGGTTTTACCTTGTGAATTATAATTTAATAAACTGTCAATCAAATTACCACAATCTTTGTGGATATAACACATAGGTCTATTAACGGAGTCAATAGGTTCATTTGGGTTATATGTAAACCATTCGTCAACTGCACTAATTCCGACCTCTTCCATGCGTCCATCTGAAGGGTGGAACAACATATCAAAGTCATCAAACAACGTAAACAAATCCTCGTTGTTGTCATTCTCCCTAGCAAAATACCTAGAGTCACCAATACGCTCAAACACCTCCACTCCTAGCTCCTCTTCAATTTCTTGGAACAAATTTGCGTAGCCTTCCACATTCAACCCAATCTTCCTAGTTGCTGGTCCAGTCTTCCACTTTGGATCTCCAAACAAGGCCCACTCTCCATATGTATTTCGGTCAGGCCATTCCCGGCAAATGTAAACGTAACCGTCCCTATCTACAGCAGCCCACAACGCAGTGAAGTTGCGAGCCCCGGCAGGGTCAACCACTTGATACACCGTGAACTTTTTATCGTCAGATATATCAGGAAAGGACATTCCATACTTGTTGGGTTCCTTACCAAGAACATTAACCTCTGTGTTAAACAAAGGAAGGAGGGATGTAATGCTCTTTACGGGAACACCATAAGCTCTAACCAATATTTCCTCCTCTGGCCTATCCCGCAAATCCTTAGCTATACGTTCATAGCCGCCAAACGGGTTTTCATCCGAATGCAAATAAACTACCGATGCGTCCCGTTTCGGGCTATATTGCTGTACTGGAAGCTCTCGGTTAAGAAGCTCAGCCCTTTTGGTCTTTAGAGTTTCGGAACCTTTTAAATATTCCGATATAAACGGAGTGTACCCATTGATAGGGGTGAAGGCTATTAACATCTTGGAATTCCTAGTAGCCAACCTAAAACGTAAAGTGTTTATCAAAGCATCGTCACCAAGATATTCATCTAGCCATGTTCCTATGTTTAGCTTGTCCCCAGACTTAAACCCAAATTCAAAACCCTCCAGAATGGTTTGGTTGTTGGAAAACTGCGTGTAGGTTTTAAAATCCACCCTAGTCCGGGTATCGGGAAAAATGAAGCTGCTTCCCGTAAACCCATTCTGCATTGAGTAGTTGATGTATCCCTCAATACTCTTGGTTTTCTTTTTAAACTCTTTGGGCATCATTTCCCAAACTGAAGCTTGCTGCACCTTTACGCTGGTATCAGCGTTCTGGGAAAAACAAACCACATGACCGTCTGGGTTGTTTATCACACTCTCCATGACAATTTTAGCACAGCCAGTGGTTTTACCGCTCCGGTTTCCGCCAAGGCACAGACACTCGTTGTATGTTCCTAGTCCATCCTTAATACGTTCCCAGCCATCTAGGTTGAACCCATGCCTAACAGGATCTTCCTCAGAAGCCTGTATACGGCCCTCATGGGCCTCATGTAGGTCTTTCAATACCTTAGGGTGGTTCTCCCCCAAGAACACTATCTCCTCGTCTGTAGGAGGCTTTAATATTGGGTGGTCGGTAAATTCAATCATTCCGACATAAGGTCTTCTAAATCTCTAGCAGTTAAAGTATTAACAAATGCTAGAAGAGAGGCTATTTCTTCATCAGAATTGTAGCCAGACACTCTGCTAAAAGTGTCATATTCAAGCCCGTTTTCCCCTGCAGAAGCAATTAAGAACACTTCCCATTCTGGGTTAATAGTATCCAAGGACTTCTCAACTAGCTCAATGTTTCTGTTCATTATAAAATTCTGTTTAGGTCATTCTGCCACTGGCGTGACTTCAAGTCATGCCTTATTGGTTCAGAAGCAAAAGGTTTTGTTTCAATCGGAACCACCTCATGTTCCAGCCTATGGCAGTTGGCGCAGAGCAAATCGCATTTCTTTAACTCTTCCTCAAAAACCTTTTTGCTATCCCTAGCCTTTTTGTACCCCTGCGCTATACCAAATTTCTTTTCTCCCCGAACATGGTGACAATCAAACTGAACGGGTCTGCCCTCAAACCCACACTTGGAACACTTCCAAGAACCAAAATGCTCCTTTATAACTTTATTAACATGTATCCTTAGTTTGGCATTGCTGCAATGCCTGCAATCGGCCTTATACTTCTTGGTTCCCTTATAATGCCCATTTCCATGAAATTCCGTTAGCGGCTTTTCCTCCCCGCAACAATTACACTTCTTGGTCAATGACTACCTCCGCCTTCTTCATATTAGCTATACGCTCTTTAGCAGCTTTCACCGTAGCCTCATAGTCCTCTTGGCTAACCACCTTACGCTCCTCTACGATTGTACTAGCTTCTCCCCTGAACGTGTTACTGCCCTTCTCCGCTTTCTCCAACGCAATGGCTAAAGGCAACAAATCCCTGAAGCTAGCCTTTATCTCCCCGGCTTCCATCCTCTCTCTTAGTTGCTCTATCAAATCCTCCTCCAGCGATGACAGTTCCAAGAATGCTCTGCCCCTCACCTTGCTTCCTAGCTGCTTCCACTTGCCCGTAAAGTCGGCATAGTCCAATAGGACGTTTACTATTGTTTCACGTTTCAACCCATACTTCTTTATCATCTGGGTCTGGGTTACCCCAGTGGCGTGTAGGTACAATATTTCCGCAGTTTTCTCGGGGTTACTCTTGGACAATATGCTATTGTTCTTAGGATTGTGTTCTTGGATTTCCAAGATTCCCTCCCGAATTGAGTCTATTAGTTCCTCCTTAGCCTCCATCTACACACCCCCCAATAGCCCTAAGCCCTTATTTGTCAATATTTTTTACAGGGCTAGTAGATACATATACGCGCGAGAGACACCCCGCCCCCGACCCCCTCCCCGCTG